GGGCTAGGTTGATGGCGTCGATGCACTGGGCCTTCTTGAGGTCCAGGCTGCTACCGCCCAACACGATCATTCCGGGGCGACCGTCACCCGTGTTGATGCCCGGCATCATTCGCCAGCCAAGCACGGTTCCACTGATCATGTGACGCCAGTCGTCCTTGGTCAGGCGGTTCCCGTGCCACACGATTTGCGCGGCCAGGTCGCCGCAAATGGCATTGAGAAACTTCCGCTGCTCGGTGGTGAGCATTTCCTGCCAGGGGGTGTTGTCGGCGGTCATGCCGCTCCCCCGAACAGGCTCCCTTGCGACGATAGCGATTCCAGGTTGCGCACCGCCTGCTGGTAGTAGCTGGCCTTGAGCTCCACGCCGATGGCGCGACGGCCCATCTCGGCGGCGATGTAGGCCTCGGAACCGATGCCCAGGAACGGCGTCAGCACCACGTCGCCGGGGTTGGTCCACAGATGGATGCCTCGCCGGATCACTTCCAGCTGCAGCGGGCAGATATGCCGCTCGTCGTCATGCTCGCGGGCGCTGCGGAATTGCAGCGTGTCGTTGGGATCAATGTCGGTCCAGATCGGGCTGGCGATCTTCTGCCACAGATCCACTGGGTAATCCTCGGGGGCATGGGTGACGCGATCCTCGACCTCACCCGGAGCGCGCACCGTCACCAGGTAATCGGCAATGCCCTGGCGGCTCATGCTGGCGTTCTCGCGCACCGTCTTATGCAGCAGCCCCAGCGCTTTCGTGCGCTGCATGGCCGTTACGGGGTCTTTCCAGATGCAGACCTCGCTCGCGTAGATGAACCCTTCCGCTTCAAACGCGCGGATCAGTTCGCCGCGGAAGTCTTTGAGGCCGATGTAGCCCTCGCGGACCTTGCTTGTCGGCAGCTGCATGCAATGGAAGCTGACATTCCGGCCCGGCTTCATGATCCGCGCGAGCTGGCGCACCAGGTGGCCGAAGTGCTCGAAGAACTCGCCGTCCGTGCGGCAGTTGCCCATGTCGCGCGGGCTGTTGGAGTAGGTGTAGAGGCTCGAAAACGGCGGCGAGAAGATCGAGTAATCGACGCTGCGCTCAGGCAGGCCGGCGAGCACCTCCACGCAATCGCCGTGGTAGAGCGCGTACTTGTCGGTGATGGCTTGATCCAGGCAATTCATGCAGCGTTCTCCGTGTACAGCCATGCGGGCGCGGCGATGCGCGTCCTGGCGTTGTAGGGATTGGATTTGCGAGACGTGCCGGACACCTGCTCGCGCACGGCATCGCGGGTCTCGGCGGAAAGTTGCTCGGCCATCGACTGTGCAGCCGACTCCTTGCGCTTGAGGTTCGCGACGATGGCGCCCTCGAGTTGGCTGGCGAAGATATGGACCGCGACCTCGCGCGCCTGGCCGAAGCGCCAGCAGCGGCGCACGGCCTGGTAGTACGCCTCGAAGCTGTCCGTAACACCGACGAAGGCCATGCGGGCACAGTGCTGCCAGTTGAGGCCCCAGCCGCAGATAGAGGGCTTTGAGACGAGCACACGGATGCGTCCAGCCGCGAAGTCGGCAAGGCGGCGCTCTTTCGTGTCCGAGTCATCGGAGCCGGTGATTTCCACGGCCCCGTCGATGGCCTTCACCAGCGCGGACGACTCTGCGTTCAGGTCGCACCACACCACCCATGGCTCATCATCGGCGTTGACCATCGCGGCACACTCGGCCACGCGATCAGCCATGCTGGCCTTACGCGCGTCGCGGCGTTCACTCAACGTCTGCGCTTCGAGCGCAAACAGCATGCCGGCTGTGCTGGCCTCCGTTTCGACCAGATGCTCCTTCACGGTCAGCGGCGGCAGGTTGTACGCCGTATCGTCGTAGCCCAGGTCGGAGGGCTTGCGCACCATCGCGCCCCAGCCTGATACCCAGCGCCAGAACTGCTCACGCGCATGACCCTTCAGCCGCCACACCTGCGTTTCGCCACCGTCATGCACGAAGTACTCGGCCAGCATCTCCTGGCGCGAGCAGATGCCCAGAAACTCGGCATGCGTGCCTAGCTCAGTCCAATCGTTCGGGGCCGGCGTGGCGGTCGCGCACAGTTTGAACGGCGTGCGGGCGAAGGCTTGCAGCAGTTGCGCCAGCGTTTTCGTGTCGTGGTGCTTGATGCAGCTCGACTCATCCAGCACCACCGCGCCGAACGCTTCCGCGTCGAACTTGTGCAGGCGGTCGTAGTTGGTGATGTTGAGGCCCGGCCGCACATCTTCCGGCTCGCGGCAGTGCGTCACGGCGATGCCGATGGACTGGCCCTCGGCTACCGTCTGCGCGGCCACCGCCAGCGGAGCGAGAATAAGCACGGCATGCCCGGTCGCCTTGTGCAACTCATGCGCCCATGCAAGCTGCATGCGCGTCTTGCCCAGGCCGGTATCGGCAAAGATGGCGCAACGGCCACGGCGGAGCGCCCATCGCACCAGGTCGCGCTGGTGCGGCATCAGATTATGGCCGTCCATCGCCGGGATCACGTCAATGCCCGTGGGCGCTACGGACGCGAGTTTGCGATTAACGAACTCCGAATAGCTCATTTCCTGTCTTTCCTTGGCTGTGATTTAGCGATCTGCCTTTCGCGCGCGAGAAACTTGCGCATCTGGAACTGCATCCGTAGCCAGTCCTGGCAAACCTTCTGGCAATCGCCATGCGTGCAGTCGTCGTGTTCGCAGCGGGTAGGCAACGCCTTGACCTCGGCAGCCCATTGGCTCGTCGGTAGCTGGCCGATGCGTTGCGCGTGGTGCAGGCAGCGGGATGCGGTCATACCTGCCCCGTGGCGTCTTTCCACGCCCGCAGCCAGCGATAGGCCGTTGCGTTCGATACGTCGAAGTGGCCGCGAATGAGGGCCGCAGTCAGAGGCAGGCGGCAGTTTCGGCACCACTCACCGAATCGAATCCAGAACTCGGGGCCGTAGTAGTTATGGGAAGTCATTCCGCGCCCTCCCCATCCAGCTCCACATGGAGCATCTCGGCCACCTTTGCCAAGTGCTCGGCCACCACTTCAGGCGAGGCCGGCTTGTGTTCCGGCTCCGTCTTTTCGATCAGTGCCACCGGATCAACCGGAAGCGTGCCGCCCTCCATGACGAACTCACGGGTCCGCTGGAAGGCTTCCTCGAAGATCCGATCCGCTACCTTCCCCGATGCGTTGCGGTAGGCGTAGGTATCCAGGCGCGACAGCACGCCGCGAGCAAACCGGGAGATGATCGGTCGCACGTAAGGGGAACCCAGCGGATGGCGGTACGCCAGATAATCGACAACCTCAGCCCGCACGCTGGAAATCGACGGGATGCCCAAGCACATGGCCTTGAACTTCGCGGAGCTTGGTGGCCAGTTGTCTGCGCGTAGAACATCAGCCTCGAAACCCTCGCGGAGCTGCTCCGGCGTGATCCCCGCCAGCGTGCCGCGCCACTCCGCCGCCGCAATGCCGTTCGGCTGGGCGCCAAAGTTGCTCACCCAGGCGTTACCGTAGCGGCTAGCCATCCGCATCCACAGTTCGGCAGTAGCCGATTTGGGCAAAGGGCTGCGCGAAATCGTCGTCAGGTTCGCTTGCGAATTGCTCGCGGATGGCTTGCTCGACCTGTTCGACAGCGCTGAGTTTGCGGCTTGGTTGATGGTTTGCATTTGGTTTCTCCGAGCGCGGCACGTAAATGCCCTGCCATCCGCTTTCGATGGCGTTTTCGATTAGGAATACCGGGTCATTACCGGCGAGCCGCAACTTGACCAGCTTGTTAATCGTCAATTCGGCGGCGCGCTGCGATAGCGGTCGTTTAATCGCTGCGCGATGTTCGACCCAATCGTTCCAGGTCGCGTCCGGCAGCCAGTCGGGCAACGTCACATCTAACTGATGGTTGCTCTTACGGTTCAATGACGGTTCTTTACGGTTAGGGTGCACCTGCTGCACCGGTTGGTGCGGGAGCTGCACCGGTACCGGTGCGGGAGCTGCACCGGTTGATGCGGCAGGTGCACCGGTGCTAGAGCTGCACCGGTGCGGGAGCTGCACCGGTTGCACATACGCAGCAGGCTTCAACTGGTAGGTCGTGTGCCTACCATTAGTGCGGTCAGCGATAATCGCACCAGCCTTTTCAAGCCACGCAATTGCGTCAATCACGGCACGCTTAGAAAAGCACGTCCTTTCACTAATAGTCATTAGCGACGGCCAGCAATAACCCTGGTCGTTGGCGTTATCCGCCAGCGAAATAAGCACAGCCTTCTGCGTAGGTGGCATTTGCAGGGGCCAGCACAGGGCCATTACGGCGGTACTCACTCAGGCAACCTCACTCGGCGCTTTTGAGGCCCTGAAAAGCCCGGCCTGGATCGCGGTGAGTTCGGCTTGGGCACGGCGAGCGGTCACCATGTCGTCAGCCAAGGTCGCGGCGGTGACGATGCGGCTCAGAACGCGCATGCGTGCCCGCTTGAACATGTCGCGTACGGCTTCACAGTCGGGAGCCGTCACGTTGACGGCTACGCGGGCAGGATCAGGCTGCGGGGAGGTGCGGGTGCGGCGTTTGGGGAACGGCAGAATGGTGCTCATGGGGCTACCTCGGATTAGGCTGCGCGCGAGCGAAGCTCCGCGTTTTCGGCCTCAAGTCGGGCCAACTTCTCTTCGGGCGATTCGCTACGCACCACCAGCTCCATGCCGACGCTGTGAGCCAGCCATTGCGACCAGCCCCAATTGCCCGTGGCGTGCGCAAACTGCACGGCCAAGTCGGCGGGCATGTGTGCGTTTCCGGTGACGATCCGAGAGAGCTGCGCCGGCTCCATGCCGATGCTTCCGGCGACCTGGCGCTGCGACTTCTTGCCGTATCGGATGGCGAGCAATACGGCCTCGCCTGACGTGCGGCAGAGGCCCACGAGGTGGGCTGGGACACGCTCCGGATGCTTCACAGAGCCAAGTAGTGCTAA